GAGAAAAAGGTAGGGGTAGGGAAGGGAGCTGTCAGATGGCCATTGGACACATAGGGCGAACCGTTGTATTTGAAACAAGCGACATTAAGATCCTAAACTTTAAAAAAATGCAGCGGACTGTAAAAGGGCGCTGGGCTTCCCATCCCCGCGTAGGCAAAAAGCCCAGGAAACAATTTTTAGGGCCGGACGCGGACCAGGTGAAATTCACCATGACCCTCAATGCGCAGCATGGCGTAAGGCCAAGGAACACGGTTGAAAACATAGAGAAGCTGATCAGGACTGGGGAGCCGCAGACTGTAGTTATCGGGAACAGGAAAGTGGGGGCCAATAAATATGTCATTACAGAAATCAGTGAGAACTGGGATACAGTCCTTAACCAGGGCGAAGTGGTAAAACTCACTTGCGACATTACCCTGGAAGAATATTTATAAGGGGGCAGACGGATGTTTGGCGTACCGGAAACAGTAATAATTGGTTTTGATTACCTTAATGCAACGGAATTGGATGAAATGCACCGAAATCTTAACCTGCTCTATAGCACGAGGGCAGGGACGTGCCCTGGGGACCGCAATTTTGGGCTGGAGCAGACCTTTGAAAGCTGCCCGACTAATATAGCAAAAAATTTGTTTGCCTTAGAGGTAATAGAAAAGACGGAAATTTATGAGGATAAAGCAGAAATATTAGGCATTGAGTATGCACAGTCTGCAGATGGCAACTTGACGCCCCAAATAACCATTGGGCCAAAGGATCCGGAAGGGACAGAGGATGCGAATGCCGGGGAGCCGGAAGAATAAAGGAGGCGGAGGGGATTGCCAGATATTTTAAAAACGATAGATAATTTACCGGATATTTCTTTCATAGACGGCCTGTCTCTGGAGGATATCCAGAGCCGGATGTTAAGGGATTTCATGACGGAGTACCAGAAAGTTACGGGGAAGAAAATACAGCTTTCCAAGTCAGACCCAAACCGGATCATTATGCTGGGGTGCGCGCAGCTTATTTACCAGGGCCTGCAGAACATAGATAAGGCTGGCAAAATGAATTTCCTAAAATACGCTTATGACGGCTACCTGGATAATATGGGAGCGCTTAAGAAAGTCACGAGGAACCCGGCGAAGCCCGCCCAGGTTCCGGTCAAGTTTACGCTTTCCGGGAAAAGGGAGGCGGCGACCAGCATCCCCCAGGGAACCAGGGTAACGGCGGCTTACGAGGTTTATTTTGCGACGGTTGAATACGCGGAGATACCGCCAGGGGAAACGGAGACAACGGTAATGGCGGAATGCACTGAGGCCGGGGTTGTGGGGAATGACTTCCAAGCCGGGGAGCTAACAACGCTGGTGGATCCAATAGGGTTCATCTCCAAAGTGGAAAATACGAAAAAAAGCGCAGGGGGGACTGATGTGGAGCCGGACCAGAACATGGCAGAGCGGGTATATCTGGCCCCTTCCAGCTATTCCACCGCCGGCCCGGACGACGCTTACGAGTATTGGGTAAAGGACAGCAACCCGTTTATCGGGGACGTTAAAATAACAAGCCCTACGCCGGGATTAGTTGACATCCGCTTTGTAATGGCAGACGGGACCGTTCCGGACGACGCCACCATAGCGGCGGTCACTGCGGCGGTAAACCAGAGGGGGAAGCGCCCGCTTACGGACCAGGTGCTAGTGAGGCAACCGGAAATTGAGGAATACAGAATAGACCCGACCTATTACATAAACACCAGCGACAGCAATGCGGCGTCCTCCATCCAGGCGCAGGCGGAAACCGCCATAGAGGAATATAAGCTGTGGCAGGCTTCCAAGGTGGGGCGGGACATAAACCCGGATGAGCTTATTGCCAGGCTGAATGATGCAGGGGCGAAAAGGGCGGAAGTCCGGTCGCCAACATTCCGCGCCATAGGGGAAACGGCAAAAGCGGAATGCACCGGGGTGAACGCCATATATGGAGGGCTTGAATATGATTAGCTATTACGATGGGCAATTAACGGACATAATGCCTGGGAATATTGCCAGGCAGCCGGAAGTAAAGGCATTAAGCTATGCCCTCCAGCAGGCCTGCCGCCTCCTTTACAGGCACAGCCAGCGTTTATATATTTATACAAACATAGACGGGCAGCCGGAAGAGGTCATAGACTTATTGGCTTTGGAATTCCGCACCCAGTATTATAGGAGCGCATTGGACCTTGACACAAAGCGGCGGCTGGTAAAGAACACGCTTATCTGGTATATGAGCGCAGGGACGCCGCAGGCGGTGGAGGAGCTTGTGGAAGCGGTGTTTGGGGAGGGCAGGGTGACGGAATGGTTCGAGTATGGGGATAAGCCTTATTATTTTAAAATTGCAACCAACGCTTTGCTTACGCCGGAAATGAATGATTTTTTTACGGTTATGATCCGGCGGGTAAAGAATACCCGGTCGCATATCCGGGCCATTGACATACATAGGACCGCCAGCCTTAGCATCTTCTTAGGGGCTGCGGTTTTCATGAATTACAAACCGCCTGCAATTATTGACGGCCATAACGTGGGGAGGGAAGCAAGGCAGGCCATATACGCTGGGGCGCAGACATACCAGCAAAGCCGCCCTGCGCCGATTTTAGACGGTTTTAAAACGGGGGGCAGGGAAGTCACCGCCAAGGCGTCTGGAGGGGCGGCAGGGGCCTCCAGGACGCACCAGGCGGCCATCCGTGAAAACATGGACGCCAGGCGTGAAGTGAGAGGGCCTATTGCAGCCGCCACGGCTTTGAACAGTAAATATAATAATTCAGTTAAGGAAGGAGAAGGAGATGCCACAACCATTTAACAACGCGGTTATGACCGACGCAGGGGCCAGGCTCTTGACCAGGGCGCAGGCCGGGGAAATTAAAGTGGAGTTTACCCGGATTGCCGTAGGCGATGGCAGCTATGCCGCTGCCGAAGAGACGCTTGACGCCCTGCGGCAACGGACAGCCCTTAAGTCGCTTAAAAACAGTTACGCCCTTTCCGATATAGCTGTATTCAGCGACCACTCCGTAAAGGTGACGGCGTTGATTACGAACCAGGATCCCAGAACCGGGCAGACCCTTGTGGATGCAGGGTACTATATTAACGAGATGGGGCTGTTTGCCAAGGAAAAAGGCGGGGCGGACAGCACGGAAGTCCTTTACAGCATCGCTACTACAGCCGGGGCCAACGGTGATTTTATGCCGCCCTACAACGGATATAACCCAGCGCAGATCACACAGGATTATTATGTAACGGTAGACAATTCCGCACAGACTTTCATCCAGACGGGAATGGGGGCGGCGGCGCTTATGGAAGACTTGTTGGAAGTCAGGGAACAGGTGGCGCGGCATGGGGAGGAAAGCGGCGGGGAGTTTGCCCGGATATGGAGTTTTTTGGAGGATATGTACTGTTTGGCGGTGGATGAGGATATTGACAATATCATTGGCGGGACATATGTGGATGACGATGCTACGGGCGGGGGATTTTTTGAGGTTGGCACGGATGAGGATATTGATAAAATCATTAATGGCAGTTACATAGGGACAGATACGGGAGGAGGCGCCCAGGGAGGCGTGACCGGCCAAATGATAACGGAAATCGTGGAAAACGCATTCAGGGAGGTATGAGCATGGCGAATATAACAAAGGAACTGCTGGCAGATTTTGCGGTGAAATTCGCAAACAAGGTGGCGGATATTTTTGCAAAGAAGACGGACATCCCGGAATCGCTCCCGGCTGACGGTGGTGACGCAGGGACGGTGAACGGGCATACGGTGGATGCGGATGTGCCTGCAGGGGCGAAATTTACGGACACTACATACCAGGGGGCAACTGCAAGCAGGGATGGCCTTATGAGCGCGTTAGACAAAGAAAAGCTGGATGGGATGACGGAGGCGACGGAAACAGATATAGATGACATCATTGCAAACATTTTTAAATCTGGAGGTGTGGGATGAGGCTTGTAACGACAAATTTACTGAACCGATTTTGGGGAAATAGCGTGAAACCGATTATGGCAGCTTTGGGCAATAAGCTTGAAGCGTCAAGGATAGTGAATAACCTTCTGACAACGGTTGCAGGATATGCGTTGGATGCACGCCAGGGGAAAGTATTGCATGATAAAAATGTCGAGTTGGAGAATGCACTTAACGAGATAAACAGCAATTTAAGCAGAAAGTTTATACTTCAACTTTTTTCCATGGAATACGAACTTATCGCAGACAGGATAAGCATAATTGATGTGCCAATCACTGCAAGGGAGGGGTATACGCCATACTGCATTAATTTTTGTGCGTTTACAGGCAGCGCAATCAGTACATGTTTGAGCGTTTCCACTGAAGCCGCCAGGGGCGTGGTATGGTCAACAGTTACTGGCGTATTCCCTATACGGGTGCAAATTATGTACGTTAGGCAAAATAATTAACGCGCGTAGATCCGTCTAACTAAATGCCCAGAAGTATTCTGCAAAACAGTAAAGGATTTCCCTCCCGCGTGTATCCTAATTTTTACAAACCCTTCGCCGATCGGAGCAGTGAAATCACAGTGTTGCGGGAAATCCTGCGCCACTATATAGAACATCCCTGTACACCAGTCCTGTCCGGACGAACAAATGATTGCAACTGTGGCGCAGTTTATAAAACCATCCCCTATTGCCACGAATTCAGTTTCCATTTGTGCAGACCCATAAAAAATGGTGCGCCACCTTAAATTGCTGTTTATCTCTTTATTCAGTTGTCGCCTTCAAAATCCATAATCCCTACATAGAAACCACCCCCTTAAATCTTTTCCATAACGACAAATAAGCCTGCCAGGGCAAGCTTAAAAATCTATATTTTCAGTTACTCTTATTTTTTATGCGGACATGTATTTCTTATGGTGATGCCGCACGTTCTCTTTATTCACCTGACAATAAATCATAGTTGTGTCCAGCTTCACATGCCCCAAAATTTCTTTCACTTCCTCTATCGGCATCCCTTTGTTTAAAATATTTGTCGCCATCGTCCGGCGGAACCGGTGCGGATGCACTTTCGCTATCCCCGTGCTTTTCCCTAGCTTCCGCAGCAGCTCCTCCACTCCCGAAACGGTAAGCCTTTCATGCGGCGCCCTTAAACCCACAAAAAGCGCCGCATTGTCATCTGTCCGTGAGTCCAGATAATCCTTAAGATGCATACATGCGGACGCCGTAAGGTATGTTTCGCGCTCTTTTGCGCCTTTTCCGTAAACCACTGCCCTCATGTTGTCAAAATCCACATCCTGCCTGTTTAAAGCAATCAATTCCGACACCCTGACTCCCGTGCTGTATAAAAACTCAATGAGGGAAATGTCCCTTTCAAGCGTGCATTTCCGCCGCAGTATTTCCAGTTCCGTATCTGACAGCGGCTTCTTTATCCTTTTTTCTTTTTTTATCGGATCCAGTCCGGACGCTGGATTTTTGCCGATATACCCTTTGTCATTCAGCCATCCGAAAAACGAGCTGCACACAAGCCGGATGTTGTCCAAATACACGCTGGACACAGCCCTCGTCTGCTTATACTTCGCAATATAGGCGAACAAATCAGCCGCCATTATCTCCTGCACTGGCTTGTTTATGTACCGCAGCATCCTCCGGAGATGGAGGCTGTACTGGCTTATAGTGCCTTCCGACCTTCCCTCCACCCGCTTCCTTATCAAAAAATCAGACAGTTCCTTTTCCCAGCTTTCATCAAGCCTCCGCACCTCCGTTGTCTTTTCGGCGATTTCATACCCGATAAGCACGCAAAACAGCACTCCTTTTAAGTCTTCGAGTCCTCTGCCCGCCATCCCCTGCAACACTTTTTCCACCACCTGCTCAACCATACTCATTGCCTCCTGTTTTTGCCCCCATTATACCAAACCTGGGCAAAAGGCCGTTAGTGGGATAAACAGCAATTTAATTAGTATAAGCACCATAAATTTTACTAAAGTTCAAGGCAATGTGTTCTTAGGTGGCAATTTTTCAACAAGTAATGTTCTTTTTGCAGTTTGTACTACAAAAGAATATTATGTTGAGAGGCTTTTTAAAAACCTGTACGACATGTGGTACGTTACACTGCATAATGCTAATGGCGCTTTGGTTGAAACACCTACAGACATAACTCTTCTCGTTGGCTATGTCCCTAAGTAAT